CGCAAGGTTCTGGGAGCACGGTGCCGAGGGGGGACGATCCACTCACCGCCTCAAGGTGAGTCGGAATGGGCTGCCGTCCAAAAACCGAAGCTACCATGTCATCGCGGGCATGGGACCGCCTCACGGTTATGGGGTGTTTAACAACTGTGTGCGTGCTGTTGAGCGTGCGCTGGTTGAGCGATATTTTTTGTGCAAGGTTGGGAATGAGTTTCTGCCAGCGTTGCGGACAAACCCTGAGGAGTGGGAGAGACCTGGTCTCGCTCGCTTCCGCAGCAAAGTCGTGGACGAAGTTGCAAAACTTGCGACCGTGGTCACACTACGTCAAGTAGTGGATAGTTACACCGGTCCCAAGCGCCGCGTCTACGAACGAGCCTGGAGGAGTCTACATCGCAGGGCCCTGTGCCCGGCGGACGCACATTTACGACCATTTACGAAGTTTGAGAAACAACTATTGTCGAAAGCTCCCCGTATTATCAATCCACGATCACCAAGGTACAATCTCGCTCTGGGACAGTATCTTAAGAAAGCTGAGAAGCTGTACTTCCGTGCCATCAATGATGCATGGAACTCTGTGACTGACCACACTGTCATCAAAGGACTCAATGTCCGAGATAGTGCGGCTGTGTTGCGGAGTAAATGGTGCAGGTTCAAGAGGCCGGTGGCGTTGGGGTTGGATGCGACTAAGTATGACATGCATGTTGGTGTGAACGCGCTCAAGTACGAGCATTCGTTCTACAACCGCGTCTTTGGGGACGGGTTCTTGGAGAAGTTGCTGGAGATGCAGCTTTACAATAAGGGTGTTGCAAGATGCCCGGACGGTGAGGTTTCGTTTTCGGTGGAGGGCACTAGGTGTTCAGGTGACCTCAACACATCTCTAGGCAACTGCCTTCTCATGTGTGCGTTGATTTATGCTATGTGTGACGAATTGGGCGTCACGGCTGAGTTGGCGAATAACGGAGATGATTGCGTACTTATGTTTGAGGAGTGTGACCTCGAGTTGGTGTTGGAGGCTGTGCCGGAGTTCTTCTCCCGGTACGGGTTTCGTATGCAGGTGGAGGATCCTGTGTACGAGTTTGAACAGGTGGAGTTCTGTCAGTCCAGGCCGGTGAGGCTGGTTGACGGGTGGACCATGGTGCGCAACGTGCGTACCTGTCTGCAGAAGGACCCCATTTGTTTGATCCCTATCCAGAATGAGCGTGTGTGGAAGAAGTGGTTGGGAGCGGTGGGCGAGTGCGGGCTGGCTACGGTGCCGGGCTGCCCCGTGCTGCAGAGCTTCTATGGTGCCTTTGTGCGAAATGGTGTTAAAGCGCGTGCCAAGTTTGTTGAGCACGTGCACCGGAACACCAGCGCAATAGAGCGCCGAGAGGGTTTGCACGTCCAGCCGTCTGTTGTCACTGATGAAGCACGTGTCTCTTTCTACCGCGCGTTTGGTATCATGCCGGACATGCAGGTGGAACTGGAGAAGTACTACGATAGCATCGACTTTCTGAGTGTTGCGGACTGCGAGCGGCAGAGGGGTGAGGTTGAGTTGAAACTCATTCCCATGTTGCGGCACCTGTAGTTCAATTAGATAGTAGATATAAAGAAATTGGAATGCCAAGATTGACGAAAAAGAAAAACAAGCGATCCC